CAGCCAACGTCATCGGAGGCGCCAACAATAAAATCAGCAGGGGCGGCAGCCTGGACCATGGTTCGATCGTCGGCGCCGAACTTGATGAACCGATTTGGGGCAACAGCGGCGCCGGCTTGAAACGCCTTGGCTAGGCCTTGATTGCGGAGAGACATGATGGTGTCGCGTCAGGTGGTGAGTTCGCGCCGGGCCCGGGCCACAGCATCGGTTGCGGAGATCGTCCGGCCTGCGGTTCTGGCCTGGTCCGTGATCTCGCGAGCACGTGCCGCCAGCTCCTGGGCGGTTGGCTCCGGCTTGGTTGGCTTGACGGACTCCAGCCCGGCATCTGGGGCCGAAGCGTAGGGAACCGGCGCAGGAGCCTCTGCCAGTCGCACAGCGGCACTGTTGGCCTGGGCCTGGCGCTCTGCAGCCAGAATGGCCACAGCAGCCTCAGGGCCGGTGGTGTGGCCATCAGCGGCGAACCGCTCAATCAGGGCCTCATGACCCGGCAGGGACTGAGCTCGAACGGCAACGATCCGATCGCGCTCAGAGACGGCCCCTTCAGCACGCAGCACAGCCGCTGCCTCAGGATGCTCAGCCGACCACTGAGAGGCCAGTTGCTGGGGATTTGGGCTGGAAGCAGGGGATTCCATAGACGATTTGGCAAGGGACAGGGTGCGCCGATTGGACTGGGCGTTAGCTAATTGAGAGATTAACTCTTCTAGGCTAGTGATTTGATCGGCTAAGCCGGCATCAATAGCCTGCTGACCAATAAACATTCGACCATCGGCCATGCGCTGCAGCACGTCGGCTTCGGTTGTTCCGCGATAGGCGGCAATATCACCGACAAAGAGAGAATACAGATAATCCACTTGCGCTTGCATCATTGCCTGACCTGTTTCGGTCAGCGGTCCAAACTGACTTGCGGCGCGTTTGTATTTACCGGCTACAATTTCGGTCGTCTTAATCCCCATGTCTTTTTCGCGCTGGCTCACATCTACGTGAGTGGCTACGACACCAATAGAGCCAATCTGCGATGTCTGGGAATCAAGGGCCACCAAGTCGGACGCCGACCCGATCCAGACGCCAGCGCTAGCCATGGCACCCTGGACCAGGGTTGCAATCGGCTTGATGCCTCGCACGGATCGGACCGCTGACGCAGCGGCCTGGGTGCCGGCGACAGTCCCGCCTGGTGTGTCCGCCAGGATGATGATGGATTGCACGGCGGAGTCGGCTGCGGCAGATCGAACATCAGCGGCAAACATCTCTGTCGAGGTGCCCCCGCTCATGTTGCTCATCAGGTTCATCCGCTGCCCCAGGACGCCACGCAGAGGAATCAGCGCGGTGCCGTTGATCACCTCGTAAGACTGCTGGTCATTGACCATGGGCCGACCCATGCGTGCCTCAATGGCTTGCAGGTCCACATCCTCCCCGCGAACCCTGGCGCAGTAGATCGCCTGGATCTCCTCCAGCTTGGTGGGCAGGATGGCCCACGGTGAGTTAAGAACGTCAAGAACAGTCATGGCATCATGCTAGGGAAAGAAAGAATGTGATGAATCCGGGTCTTCCGGGTCTTCCGGGTCATCGGATTGATCCGGTTTCTCCTGTTGGCTTAACGGCTTTGATGTGGGAGCTTTCGTGCCTACGGGTACCTGCAGTCCATCCCGCTCCCGATCTCGAACCTCTCGCGCACGCTGCCGGTGCTTCTGCTCCCAATCGCCACCGTCGTAAGCAACGATCTCCTCAGCTAATGTTGTTTGGCCAATCTCGATTCGCTTCTCTGCTGCAGTGGCCTCTTTCAATGGATCAAGGGCGCCAGGGCCATCACCGCACCAGCTACTGCGACACCACGCAGCGCGGATGAAAGGATCGGAGAAAAATCCAGGGGCATCAATAATGCCGAGCGCTACAGCGTCTGCCAGCCATTCTTCGTAGATCGGCTGACACATCCGACGGGCCAGCCAAGTGCGCTCAATTTTCCACGTACGCCAGGCATCCATCAACGCAGCGCGACTGGCTGAATAGCTGGCGTTGAACGCTTTCGCCAGGATCTCCTTGGGCATGTTTAGGCCAATGCTGCAGATATTCAACATCGCCCCGAAGAAGGGATCAAAGTTCGGGTTAGGTCGGCCAGGAGTTGGACTTGATACGGACTCACCAGGCATAAGGTTGATGGCCTTGCCGCTATTTATGACACCATCCCATTCGGCTGCTTTCTTATCTCTATAAGTTTTTTCTTCATAGCTAAGAATATCAGTATAAGCCTCTGCGTCCATTGTCACAAATAGCGCCAAAGCGGCGCTATTCACCGCTGCGTCAACTTCCGCATCAGAATATCTTGTAAGTTGCTTGATTGTCGCAATGATTGGGTCAAGAATAGGCAAGCCCCTTGTTTGACCTGGACGCTTTATTTTCTTGAGATGCAACAGATTGCGGCGACCTGAAGCCGACAAAAAATCTATAGGCGTCCATTCATTAGCTGAACCAGGAATAATTTTTCCAGGATGATACTTGGCAACATGAGCCCGGAATGGTTCGCCATCAATGGCACGCTCAATACCATCAACTAAAGTACCGGCATTCATTCTGCCGTTTGGATTGCTGACGCGATCGGCTTCTATGATTTGCGTTGCCAGCCTAAATGGCCATCCTTGCCGAGATTTACCAGCAAGCAATACGAAAGAATCCCCGGATACATCATGCGACCTTAGCGCCAGTTCTTGCTGTTCATAAAAGTTTAATTCTCCATGCACATCAGCAAAGGGCGATTCTGCCCACATCGAAAACCGCCGTTCTGTAAAAGATTGCCAAGCGCTGGCTTGATCATCTGTTAAGCCCAGCTCTTCAGCATCAATTCTGCTTTGCAGGTTGATGCCTGCAGCGACAATGTAAGAGGACCGTGTAGAGATAGCCCCCGTTGCTACCGGTGCGGTTCGCTCCAGATCACGCGAAAACGCACGCAGGTCAGCCAGTTCATACTGAGCAACGCCATCAGCATCTAGCGACTGAGGGCGCCACATCGAAAACCGAGGCGATTGCGCCATTCGGCTAGAGCCCGTCATGCCGCCAAACGCCATGGCCCCAGCATTGGCAAACATTGCCGGCCTGTACGGCGGCTGCTTCGGTGGCTTCTTGCGCTTGGCCATCACCAGTTAGGCCTGATTGTGAGAGACCGACCGCGACCGCTGTTTGCAGCGCTTAGGCGCTTGACCTCAGCATCCCAGTACTTGATCCCCTCCCTAATCTGAGCGATATTGGCACGGGTTAGTGACCGGTCGCCAATGCTGTATTGCTGCCCAGTCAGCACCTTGGCCTCTGCGTCCAGGTACTGCTGCAGTCGCTCTGTTGCAGTTGCGAGGCTGATTCCGCTCATGGTTACAGGCTAGTAATTTTCAGCCACGGCGAGCAAATCTATTTCCAGTCCTGGTGCTGCCCTTCACCTGCGCCTCCAGTTGATCCCACATTGTCGCCCGGTTGTATCGCCGGGCCACCAGCTGCAGTGCCGCGTAGGCGTAGCGTGTGCAGTCGCCACCCTCGTCATGCTCGCCCTGCGGAAGGAACCATTCGTACTGGGTAAACCCTTTCACCATCTTAGGCCGACGCTTCCACGGGAAGAGCTCCGCCAGAAACTGATCAGTTGAGGCCTCGCCCAGGTGCAGGTATCCCGGACCCGGTGTGTCGCTCCGCAGGCGGCCCTGCAGGTGCGCCATGCTGGTGTCGGTGCCGATCGGATACAGCAGCACCGAATGCCGCTGGATCGCCTGATTTTTGCGGTTGATGTCTACGGCCTGGCCCTTGCCGATGATGGCCTTGCCGCTCTGGCTGCCGCCCTTGACCGGCACCCATTTCCCGCGAGTACGGCAGTAGTCGCGGACGCGGTGGGTTGCGTTACCGCCATCGTCAATGGCCCCCTGGATGATCGCCAGCTGAGTGCCGTCGTTCCGCTTCCAGGTTGTGTCAGCAATCCGGTCCAGCTGGTCCCAGACCTCATCGCCCTGAGGATCGCCATGAATCTCCCAGTGGCCAAGGTGCCAGCCCTCCTCGCCGCGGCCCCAGCCCCAGAGAGTCACCACGATGCGCTCACCGATCGAGCCGCCGCCGCCCTGCACGTCAACGCCTGCGGTGATCACCAGCACGCCATCTGGCACGCTGCCAGCCGGGTAGCCGTTGCCGGCTGCTGTGTCCTGTCGGCGCTTGGCCAGGCCCTCGGCATTGAACAGATTCTCCAGGGCATCCTCCCAGGCCTCGGCGGCCCGCTTGTTCACCCAGCCTTTCAGAAGCAAGTGATCGCTCTTGGCTCTAAGAAACTCATCCCTAATCTTTTCCCACATCAGCCAGCCATACGGCGCGTACCATCCCGGCAGGTGAAACCCAGCAGTTTCGCCGTCACCCTTGGCGGTCGCTTTCCATTCCCCGCCCGCCAACATCGTGGCCTTGTGGTGTTGGGCGACGCGCTCATCGCACGCTGGGCACTGACACCACACATCACCATCGGGACGGTCCCATACGAAGTGCTCCCAGCGCAGCACCTCCAGTGATTCGCAACATGGCATCAAGGCGCGGTAGCGGCGGCGATCGCTGCGAGTTTCGAACTCTGCGGTAATGCGGCAGGCGCCCCGAGTTCCCGGTGTGCTGGTAAGCAGGGTCTTCCGCTCTGGGAAATTGGTGAGACGAGCCTCAGCATTCTCCAAGGGATCGCCCTTGTCATCAATCTCTAGTGGCAATGATGAGACTTCATCAGCCCATAGATACTGAGCCGGCATACCCTGGGCTGCGCTGCCACTGTTGCCGCCGATAATGCTCAGCAGCATATCGCCCTCAAACTCCTTCAGGAACATAGCGTTAGCAGCATCGCGCGATTTACTGC